AATTTTAACAATAATAGGAGTAATATAATTATGACTAAAGAACTAAATGAAAAAAAGTTTTTCATCATCAAGAAAGCTAAATACATTGGTTTTCAAATTTACAACAACACATCTTATGATTTAACAACAGCAGTTAAAAAGTTGTTAGCATTAGATGAATTGAAAGATGATGCAGATACTTCATATCACTTGCAAGAAGTTAACTTCTCAATGGTTGATAAACCATTAAAGCTAACTGAAGATATGGAAGTGAAAGAAGAAAAATTAGAACAAGGCGAAATGCCATTCTAATTATCTCGTTGGGTTTGGGGGTGAGGCTAATCCCCAGACCCATAAAATCCCATAAGGGTATGCATAAACTGCATTGCAATTCTTGCATAGTGTGCCTCGATAGAGGTACCACAACATATTGATTTTTTGCTTGAAAATTCAGGGAGGGCCCACCCTAAACACACAAAGGGGTCCCAGATGCATACATATATGTAAGATTTAGACTCTTATAGACTAACTTTTAAAATTGGGTTATAAAAAATTTATTACAAAAAATTTTATGAAAAATTTTGACGGATTGACAGAAGAAGAGAAAGCACGACTTTTAGAATTAGAAAAGAGTGTCGAACTAGATAAAACCAAGCCAGTAATACAAAAAGACTTTTTGAGTTTTGTAAAATATGTGTGGCCTGAGTTTATCCAAGGTGGACACCATAAAAAAATTAATAAAAAATTTAATGACCTCGCTGAGGGGAAAATTAAACGTCTAATCATCAACATGCCGCCAAGACATA